CAGTTGATGGTTGATGATGGCATACAGTCTGTGCGCTCCATGCTCCCCAGGTGCTGGTTCGATGAGGAGAAGTGCGAGCGAGGCATTGATGCTATCCGGCAGTACCGTCGAGACTATGACGACAAGGGCATGACCTGGCGTGGACGACCTCTACACGACTGGACCTCTCACTGCGCCGATGCGCTGCGATACCTGGCTGTTGGGTACAAGCCCACATCATCTAGCTGGGGTGAGCCATTACGCCGTAACCTGCAAGGCATTGTGTAGTCAATATGATATAATCGGGCTTTTGTGACTTGACTGGATTTGGTTATGGCTGTTAAAGGTTTATTGGAGGCTGCGCTCAAAACAGGCGGCAAGGCTGTTTCTGACGCTATTGAAAAGGCTAAATACGATAGGTCTGAGTTTGACCCTAGATTTTATCCAGGCAAGAAGGTCAGGGTAAAAGACTTTCCTGAAAAGCGACCTGACGTAATTGACACTAACACAATGGTCCCTTATCAGCGCCTTGCATTGCAAGACTTGGTGGGGCGCCCCTATCTAACTACCATGTCTGACAGAATTGCTGCAGGCGGGATACTAGAAGGCATAGGCAATAAGCCTCTTGCTCACCCCCTCCGATTAACTGGCGGCCAAGACTATATGCGCGAAAACCCTGGCAAGGTTTGGGCGTCTGCAGAAAAGGTAGTGCCGGATATGGAAAAGGCCGCCAATGAGCTTAAAGCGGAGTTTGGCCAATCTCCAGTTTTCTTGCCGTGGCGCATGACTCCAAGTGGTGGTGACTTTGCTCATTTGACGGGGCAGACAATGCTTTCCTGGGCTGCTGCTAATATGCCTAAAGGCGTCAAAAAGCAACTCGACAAAGACATGAAACAGTTGATTCCAGATTGGGCTGGCGTTGACGACCCTAAAAGTTTAATGCAATACGGCAACCTGAAAGATACTCAAAGAAAAGCTGTCATGAATATGATGGATGTAAAGTATCGCAATCAAGGTGGCATTTCCCGGACACAAGCCAGGCTTGCTGTTGCAGACCAATCGCAACTTTTATCCCCAGTCAGCGGGTTCCAAAATGTAGGTGAAATAGATTTAAGTCGAGGAACTTTGGCTGGACAAGGGAATCCTACTTACCCTTTTGCTTTGGCCGGCGAGTACAAGGGGACGTTAGATACTGATGTCACTGCCATGGATTTAAACCCGCAACGGTATGCTCGAAAAAGGAAAAAAGACGGCGCTTTTGACAGCGGTCCGCAAGGGCCAGATTACCTTTCGACTAGAGAAGCCCCACGCAGAGCTATGGAGGTAGGATATTGGGGAGGGCTAATTGATGAGCCTTTATTAAAATCCTTATCTGAAAAAGGATTTAAGGTGGATTCGCCAGCAGCAGTTGGATTGTTAAGCGGAGCTGGAGCTCTTGCTGCGCTAGCACCCCAAGAAGCTGAGGCTGGTGCAGCCGGTCTTCTGAATAAAATCAGAGCCTATCACGGTTCGCCGCATGACTTTGACCGATTCTCGACAGAAAGCATTGGTACGGGTGAGGGAGCGCAACAATACGGGCATGGCCTATACTTTGCAGAGCGTGAGGGCACGGCTCAAAGCTATAGAGACTCTCTTAGACACCTAAACAGTGACCCAAAGATCGCGCTAAAAGAAGCACAAATTAATGAAACCTTTAGTGGTGAATCACTGCGTTCATTTACTGCCGCCCTGTCTGATGCAAACGATAAAAGCCCTTCTCAAATCGCTGACAACATTCAAATGATGAGCAGAGAGTTTAGATCAATTCCAAAAGAAAAAATCACAGATGCTGTTTCTCGCTATCAAGACAAAGTGAGAGGTCGTATGTACGAAGTTGGTATCGATGCACGGCCTGAAGAGCTGTTGGACTTTGACGCGCCATTGAGTGAGCAGAGTGAGCAAGTGCAAAATGCGTTTGGCTTTAAGCCAGCGCCAATGCCAAACTTTACGGCAGACGATGTTAAAAAGACTTTGTCAGACAATCCGGCGTATCGCTATGCGGTGGAAGGATTCCCTGCAGCAGAGACCGTTGAAAAGGCCTTGAGTCAAGCTAACAAGCCGGTGCTGCAAAATACCGGGCCGCTTGGCGCTGATGCATATAACAAGTTAGCAAGAGAGCTTGCTGACGAGACATCTGACCTAACTGGAGCGAAGTCGGCATCAGAGGCATTGCGACAGTCTGGGGTCAAAGGCATCAAGTATGCTGACGCGCAAACTAGATTCTCTCCAAAAGGCCGCACAAGCAACTACGTCATATTTGATGACGCAACCGTAGACATAGCAAGAAAGTACGGCGTGTCCATGCCAGTTGCAGCAGGTCTTTTATCAGGCGGCCTGGGAACAGAGCAAGCGCAAGCAGCAGAATATCGTGAAGCCCCTGTAGTGCAGGAGCAATCATTTGGCGACATGGTTAATGAGTACGCCAACATCAACCAGAGAGCCCAGGCAGCAGAAGCCCAGAAGTTTGACGCCCTGATGCGTGAGGACGCTAGGTTGCGTGACATGGGGTCTGCTGCATTTGGCCAGGTATCCCCAGAGCTGGCTGCATACCGCCGCTCACAGATGCTGCCGACAATTGGCGAGATAGGAATGGGAGCCCTTGAAGGCGCTGTCGATACGGTAGACTTTGTGTCTCAGCTTCCTACAGCGATATCTACTATGACCATGCCAAAGCGCACCCCCTTGCGTGATCGCCTGGGCGGACTTCTAGACTACAGCTTTGTGGATGAGAGGGATCAAAGGACCAGGGACGAGGCTAGATTGATTGGCGGGTTATTAAGCCCCATTTAATGGTATAATCGGCCCAATAACTGGAGGCCATAATGGCAATAAGCACATACAGCGAGCTGCAGTCGTCAATGGCAGACTTTTTGAACAGGTCTGACCTGACTTCTGTGATCCCGACATTTATTGCGTTGGGCGAGGCCAGGATGAACCGAGACATCCGTCACTGGCAGATGGAGAACAGGGCATCGACTACAATTGACGGCCAGTACCTAACCAAGCCAGGCGACTGGGTTGAGACTATACGCCTACACCTAACTGGCCAGAACACCTCTGCGATGGACCTGTTAAGCACTCAGGCCATGGCTGACAAGCGCCAGGGCGCAGAGAATGTAGCAGGCAAGCCAAGATACTATGCGCACTCTGAGGGGCAGTTTGAGGTATTCCCTACCCCTGACGGCTCATATGCTGCTGAGTTGCTATACATCCAGCAGATACCCTCTCTCAGCGACAGCGCGACCACAAACTGGCTGCTGACATCATATCCAGACATCTACCTGTACGGCTCACTACTGAACTCTGCACCATACCTGGCTGAAGATGGCCGGGCTGAGGTGTGGGCTCGATTGTATGGTGAGGCGGTAGACAAACTAAACTTAACTTCTGAACAGGCAGCTTATTCTGGTGTTGGCCTGACAACTAAAATACGAGGACTCGGATGAGCTTTTCTAACTTCTTAGAAACAGAGGTCCTGGACCATGTGTTTGGTGGCAACGCCTACACAGCCCCAGGAACTTTATACACTGGACTATACACTGCAGCACCTAGTGACACAGGCGGCGGTACAGAGCTGTCAGGTAGCGGCTATGCTCGCCAGGCCACAGCATTTACTGTGTCGGGTAACACTGCTAGCAACACATCTGCAGAAGAGTGGGCAACCGCTACAGGCGACTGGGGCACGATTACGCACGTCGGTGTATTCGACGCAGCCACAAGCGGTAACCTGCTAGCCTATGGTGCATTGACTGCAAGCAAGACCATTGCTACTGGTGACGTGTTCCGCATCCCTGCTGGCGACCTGGATATCACACTAGACTAATATGCTTTACGGAGCATATAAATATGGTCAGGCGGCGTATTCTACTGCTGACCTAGAGGATGGCGCGGTTGTAATATCTGCGTCGTCATCTTTATCAGCTACTGCTGGTTTTGTTTTAGAGTCTGGGGCTGCAATAGCTGCAGCGGGCGCTCTTACAGCAAC